GTGGGTTCCCAGTTCATTCCCGTCGGACGAGGTCTGCGTTTCTTGGCGGCGGCCTTCTCGGCGCGCTCACGCGCGCGAATTTGTTGAACGGTCGCGTCGCGGGCTTCCTTGAGCAGAGCGACGTGCCCCTTGAAAGTTTGCACGATGTTGGCGTACTCAAAGTAAACGTCGTTAGCCCTGACCATCGTTACTCTAGATAGAGATTTTTATGTTATGCCTCACCACCGATGGTCGCGAGGAAAAGATCGATCTGACCACGGAATTGAGGACACGCTTCTGTAATTTTTCTGGTCGTCTCATCCTGAACGCGGATCAAATGTTCCCGGAACTTCTTGACATCGATGCCGGTGGCATTGTGGATCTCATTGTAACTCGCGATGTCGGTCAAGGCATAAAAATACGCGGCCGAATAGTTCGCGTGGAGCACGGCGATGAGCGGTGATTCATCCTGTTGAGCCGCCGTCGCGTACCGAGCGCTCTGACGAATCATTTTGTCGATGAAACTCTTTTGTTTTTGTTTGCCGTTGCCTGCGATGACACACGCAACGATGACGATGAGTATGGTTGTTATGAACATCTTTTCTGATATCCACCATTAAAATAAATGCGGACTAAATTCGCGGTCGCGCCATCCGTGCATGGCGATATCAGTTTCTTCACACCACGGGTACGTGTCTGCACCGACGAAATTTGCAGCTAAAATACCGGCATCCTGACATTGAAGGCACGTGTCGTAGCTATCATCGATGATACACCCGATCGAGAGCGCGCGACAGATATCAACTTTAGGGACTTCGTTCGGTGTGAACGAGTTCGTCAGTATAATGTCGTCGAAGACGTCCGGGAAGTACATCTCGACCCACCGCTCCGTCTGTTCACGTGCGATGTCTTGTCTGCCGGTGACGATGTACATTTTGTCTAACTGCCGGCGAAAATTTTGCATCGCGGGTTGTGCAGAGTCGATGGGCTTGAGAAACAGGAATTCGGGGCTTTGATAGAAAGCCTTGATCATGTCCTGTGACTCTTCTTCCGAACACTCGAAAACTTCGCGGAATATGTACGGATGCTTAGTCTTCGGGAGCTCGCGACCGTGATACTGAGCCAGCGGCCTGAGAAATGGGACGAGCACTTCATCGAGGTCGATCGCGATCTTGTTCATCTTTGATGTCAACTTCGAAAAAAGATTGCTCAATTTGACAAACGACGTTACTTCTTACGGAGATCCGAATTAGCTGTGCGGTACGTTTTCCCGCGCAAAACGTACGAGTATACCCGTGCGTACGCCCACGCTTGTGGACTCGCCCCGGGCCTGTGGCCCGTTCGCCACGCAGCGAGGCCTCTATCGTACACGGTCTGGAGAGTGGAGCGAGGTATTCCCGTCGCGCGCGCGATATCGCCGAGATTTCCACCCACACCGGGAAATTTCTTCTTGAATCGACTGGTATAACTCGATTTTCGCCCCGTCTTTACGCTGGCGTTGGTTTTGAATGGTTTGTAATTGGATTTGAGCATCTTCTTATACCGCGTCTCTACGTCGCGCACGGTCGCGAGACCCCTAAAATACTTCAACGGGGCGTAGACTCGACCGTGTGTGCGCCGTAACCGAGCTATCGTTGCTCGTAGGTCATTATCGTTGAGCTTGAACCGAATCCCGAACCGACGCGTGATGTACCGTTTAGCTTGTTCGAGAGTCGGTTTTGACCACAGAAGCCACCGACTCCAGAAACCCGCAGTGCGGATACCCGATCGCGACCAGTCTTCGGTCGAGCTCGAATCAACCGTGAGCATTTCGGTCTGAATCCGTCTGGCATCCATCGTTTTTTCAAGTTTGGGTGGTATCCCACCTCCGTGACGCCTCACATACGATCGCATTCGAGTGGCGTCCCCGTGTTTTGTGTAATTCGAGTAGCCCTTCGCACCGAAATCGACGCTGTCACCATCGTCGAACGTGACACGAAATTTCTTGTCGTGTTTCGGACTCGACGTCAGCTCAACGCGCATCTTGTGAAAAGTTGAGATTTTTTTTCAGTGGGGATTCCAGGCTGGATGATGTTATCGGTCGCCGAAATCGCCGTGTGCGTGCGCCAAGCGCGGCGCGACGCGATACGGCGGCGCGTCTACGAGGACGTCTACTCTCGACCGATCTTCGCCCCCGTGGAACCGATCATTCGAAACACGCGCCTCGAGCTTCGGTACCGCGAGCTTCTCGCCGAGCCGATTCACGCACGGACCGCTGCGACGTGGTACGAGTTGGACGAAATCGAAGACTCGATCATGCGGTTGGGTCGAGATCCAGCTGATTTTTGGTTTAAAAGGGAGAATAGCACACAGAGTAAGAACAAGTAGAGACATGGGGTTCGTTACAAAGATTAAACAAGATGAGATGTGGATGGAATATCTCCGCGAAGCGTATGCGTTCTACGCGCGCGACGGGCTCGACGAAGACGCGCTCCGAACGAAAATCTTTCGGTACGCGAACGCGATGTGGCGGTATAGGACGTGTGCTCTGAGGCTCGCGTACATGAAGGCGAAGCGGACGATTAAATTGTTGTAGTTATAACAAGTAAACATGTTCTTAGATGCCGAAACCTTGAGACCGGTCATCATCTCGATGGCTCTCTACATCGCCATCGTATCCGCGATCCCACGTGTCATAAAAAAACCTATCGGCATCGATCTAGTCGACGATCTCGTCATGAACATCATATCACAAGGGGACAACGTCTCATCAGGGGCAATTTTGGTAGGGATCATCGTCATCGCGACTTTCTACATCAACGAGGAATTCGCGTAAAACGTTCGGTCGCCCCACGAGCCGCTTCGTGTGTGCGTGATCCATATATTGTAGTCGCTTGTCGTAGGCGTCGTTCATGAACGCCAAGAGTTGGTCAAAATTCGGTTTGCCCCATGTAGTGCCGGCCTTGAATAGAAAGTCATCCTTTACCAACTCTTGACGCTCACACTCGATCATGTATGGGGTGTGTATGTACTCACTCGACCCGCCGAACGCCGTCGTGATAACGGGTTTGTCACGCACGGCCGCCTCGACGGCGCCCATACCGACCCCCTCGGACTTTGAAAATGCAACATAACAATCGCCCAGGCCATGGATGATGTCCATGTCGCGATCACTGACCAAACCATTGATCACCTCGACGTTCGGAAGTTTGATCTCCACGGGCCTATTACACGTCGCCTTGACCAGGAGGCGAGCGTCGGGCTTGTTCAAGCGCACGAACGCCTCGAGGATCGAGTTGAATTGCTTGCGGTCGTCGGCGATGTTACCGATGTGGTAGAATGTATATGGGCGCTGGGGGATGTGTGCGTGGATGACATAGAACTCCGTCTCTGGGAACTGGCGCGAGAGCACGTCGCGACAGAATTCGCTCGGAACAGCGATACGATCGAAGTGTTTGCATATCAGGCCATAGTCTTCGTGCACGGGGTCGGTCTCGCACACGGTCATGCATGTGACATTCTTACATTTCGCCTTGATGCCGGGGATGTGTGCCAGTGTCGATTGGACGGGGATGACAAAGATGAAAGCGTGCTCCGTCTCCGGTATGTCCTGGCCAAACTGATAATACTTCGCATCAGGAAACAGGGGGAGGTACTTGTGACAATGTTGTCCGATTCCAGACGCGAGCGTCGGACCGATAAAGATCATCATCGCTTTTTCAAGAATATATTTTCTCTTTTAACTAGCAAAGAACAGATGGCCATTGAAAGAATCATCCAACTCATAAAGGAGGAACAAGCGTCGAACCGCATCGACAAGGACAGACTCATGTCGATTATTATGGGCATGGCCGAGGAGCTCGGAGGCACGTTGAGCGGAGGCGGTGGTGGTGGCGGAGTTGGTCCGCGGGGACCACCCGGACCTGCCGGCCCCGCTGGGCCCAAGGGTGATAAGGGCGATGCAGGCGAGTGCAAATGCCCGCCCAAGAAGGCTACGACGAAGAAGGCCGCCGCGAAGAAGGCCGACGTCTAATCGTCTTCTTTCTCGTTGAGTGAGCGATACGCCATCAGGAACAACGCAATCTTATAGCTCAAAAAACATATCAAAGTTTCTGTGTAATTGAAATCGAACGGGAGCAATTCCGTGTTATTGCACGCCACCTCGAAAACAGCCGCGCTCATGGGCGCTAATAACTGTTTCTGAGATGGTCTATCCTCAATTCGGTCGACATACCGTCCGAGCATATCGACATACGCGACGCTCGCCACGGTTCCCACGATGGATGATGCCCCACCGGCAACGCCGTTCAGTGTCGAGTGAAACGCGCTCAGACCGATTCCACACGCGAGCGTGTCGCGTTTGAGCGTTGATTTGATTTCGTGATACGTCTTTGGTGGTGGTCTGGCCGCGCACGTCACCGTTCGAATCATCATATCTCCCGCAAAGAAAGTATTTAAAGACATCTCACGCATGTCGTGCAGTACAGAGAGATGAAGATCTCCTGGGCAGGTACCTGCAAATTTTGTCATGCACCACTGGACATCACGATCACATGTAAAGACAGTTATGAACACTATCTATACAAAAAATATTGGCGTTTACGACCGGTGTACTTCGCGGACAACATAGGCTATGTACGCGTCATGGGTCTGAAATGTCGACGCGTGTGTCGCGCGTGCTTCGAAAAAGACACCCGATTACACGTGAATCCGGCCATATTACGCGATATTCAAACGGGTGTACGTACCATGCGTCCGCCTATATCGACAAGCGTAACTATACACGAACTGAAATCTTTTTGCGACTACATCGAAAGAAACATCTCGCGCGAGTACCGCGGAGCGCCCATTGCGTAACGCTCGCGATGAACGAGACCGTCGAGAAGTTGTCGCACGTCGAGCACGTGCTCAAAAGGCCCGACTCGTACGTCGGTTCGACGTCGCTCGTCGCCGAAGAGTACTGGCTCTTGAACGCGGACGCGTCGAGGTTCGAGAAGCGCATCGTGAGATACTCGCCAGCGCTTCTGAAAATCTTCGATGAAGTTCTCGTCAACGCCATCGACCGCAACTCCCTGTTCCCGAAAGAGGTCACGTCGATCAAGGTCGACGTCGACACGTCCACGGGCG